TTCTGATATGCTCTAGCTTTAATTTTCTCTCCATTTATAAGCATAATAGATATTAACTTTTCTAATAAATTAATGAAAGTTATATTATGGTCCATTTAGGTATTATTAAAAGATTATAATAATTATTGTTTTAAATGTTTATATTAAAATAATAATCGATTTTTAATAAAAATTATAAAAATCATAAAATCATAAAATCATAAAAATTATAAAATTATAAAAATTATGAAATCATAAAATCTATAAAATCTATAAAATCTAAAAAATATAAAAAAACATAATATTATTAAAACATTTAATTATATTATGGGAGCAGGAATTTTACCAACTTGTATAATAAATAATAAACTGTATTTTTTATTTGGTAAAGAAAATAAATATGAAGACTCAGCACCTGGATTTTCAGATTTTGGTGGTGGTACTGATTTAAATGAAACATTTTTCAATACCGCATTAAGAGAAGCCAGTGAAGAATTAACTGGTTTTCTAGGTGACAAACAACAAATAAAAAAATTATTAAAGTCACATGGTACATTTAATATTGATTATAAATCAGACGGAAATAAAACTTATAGAATGCATATTTTTCCTTTAATTTATGATGAAAAATTAGTATATTATTATAATAATAATCATAAATTTCTCTCTAAACATCTAAGTTCTAAAATATTTAAAACAACAAAAATATTTGAAAAAGATGAAATTAGATGGATATGTATAGATGATTTAAGTAATAATCGTTCACAATTTAGAAATTATTTTACAAATATTATAGATTTAATATTAGAAAATCAAGAGAAAATTCAAAAGTTTATTAAAAAATCAGGTTCTCAATTTGTTATAAAAATTAATTCTAAAAATTTTAGAAAATATAATAAATCATTTAATTTAAAAAATTATAAAACTTATAATAAAAGTAAAAAAAATAGTAAAAAATATAAAATACATAAAACACGTAAAAAATAATACTTTATACTTTAAATATATTTTTATATTTCAAATACAAATTTTTTCAAAGCATATTTTCCATAATTAAACTATTGAGAGAAAATATTGCTATTTTCTTTAAGTTAGTTTATATTAATTTATATTAAATAATATAAAGAAATTATAATCTAAAGAATTTATAAGATTAAATGAGTAATTCTCAAACAGATTTTGATAAACATAAGCAATTTTTACGTAATAATTTAATAAATCAATATAATAGACAAGTTAGTCAATTAAATAGTTTATTATTAACTAATATAAAAACTATATTAAGGCTAAGAATAACTCAAAGACAAAAAAATAATGCTATTAATAATTTAATAATTAATTATAACAAATCATTAGCATTATTAAAATCAAATTATAGTAATAATTTAAATACTATTAATTCTATGATATTACCTACCACAATTTTACCTAATATTAATGTTATTAATAATGGTAATAATATTAATAAAGTTGGATTAGTAATTGGAATAAATTATAATGGAAGTAATTATCAACTTTATGGATGTGTAAATGATGCTAATTCAATTATAAATTTTCTCTCTAATAATGAATTTAATAATAATAATATTAATTTATTAACTGATGATAATGCTACAAAAACTAATATTATAAATGGACTTTCTGATTTATTAAATAATACACAATCTGGTTCTATTGCATTTTTCTTTTATAGCGGACATGGAAGTTATAAACGTGATTTAAACGGTGATGAAATAACTGGATACGATCAATGTATTGTACCAAATGATTTTAATATTATTGTTGATGATGATTTAAAATCAATATTAACAAGTAATTTAAAAGATGGTGTTACATTACTAGTACTTTTTGATTGTTGTTATAGTGGCACAGCATTAGATTTAAAATATAATTATAATGATACAATATTTGGTGATAATTATAATGAATATGCTAATGAAACAGAAACAACTGGAAATGTAATTATGATTAGTGGATGTAGTGATTATCAAACAAGTGTTGACACATTAATAGATGGAAAAAATCAAGGAGCACTAACTTGGGCTTTTTTACAGTGTTTTAGTAAGACTATCACTTGGCGACAATTATTAATTCAAATGAGGGATTTACTAAAATCTAATAATTTCTCTCAAATACCACAATTAACAAGTGGTAAATTTATAAATATTGATACTAATGTATTTATTTAAGAGAAACATATTAAAACTAAAAATATAAATAATAATGAATAATAATTTTTTATTATTTATTAACTATAATTTACTATAATTTACTATAATTAACTATAATTTGTTATCTAATCAGTAAAATTATGAATATAAATACATTATTTTTATTTTATTTAAATTCACAGCAGTTAATTAATTTATTTAATATTTATCATAATCCAATTAATTATTATCATAAAAAAGAAGCCAAAAAAATTCTTATAAAAAATTATCAAAGATTAGCCTATTATTATATTTATAAGCATCAAAGTTTAAATAAAAATTTCATTAATTCTAATAAACATAATATTGATATTATTGTTTACAAGTCTTTAATAAAGGCATTTAATAATTTTAATTATCAGGATTATAATGTTAATACATTTAAACCCTATTTAAAAAAAGTTGTAAATGCTTATGTTAGTTCATATTTAGCCGATGAATTCATAATGAATATACCAGTTAATTACCCACTTTATATTAAAGAACAATTACGTAAATTATATTTTATTAAAAAACGTCTAAATATATCATTAATAAATAAAAAAAATATTGATCTTATGGCTTCTGAATTAAAAAAACCAGTTAATTATATTATATTTTTACTTCAATTAAAATATAAACATTTTTATAATGATTTTGAATTATTAGATAATTTAATTATTAATGATAAAAATTATAATGAGAATTTTAATTATTATAAATATGGTTATGTAAATAAAAATGATTTGTATTTTGATTTACAAAATTGGATATTGAATAGTTATAAAAATAATTATAAAAATAATTATAAAAATAATGATAAAAATAATGATAAAAATTTAAAATTAAAAGGATTATCTTTTTTACAAAAGCAATTATTACTTTATAAATTAATTTATAATAAATCATTACATGAATTAGCAATAATTTTTAATTTATCTTATAATATTTTATGTAAGAATTATAATGATGCATTAAAAATTATTGCTAATAATATAAAAATTACAACACAAGATAGCATTATTCAAGAAAATAATGTTATGTTAGATAATATTATTGATGAAATGTTAAAAGGTGTAAATAGTAATAGCACAAATATTTAGTAAATTATTTATTGTATTTTAGTAGTTATAATTTATAGTTAAATTTTTGATTGATTTTCTTCTTAATTTTGTTGTTGTTTTTCTGCTTGATTTTGTGGTTGATTTTGTAGTTGATGTAAATATTCATATAATTTAGTTAATCCTTCTTTTAAACTCACTTTTGGATTATAATTTAAATATTTTTTGGCTTTTTCAATTGATGCATATGTTAAATCTACATCTCCATTTTGTTGTGGCATTGAATTTATGATTGCTTTTTTCTCTGTAATTTCTTCGATTAATTTAATAAAATTATTTAAATTAATCGGACATGATGAACCTAAATTAAAAATTTCACATTTTAACTCTGATTTATTATCTAATGCTGAAATAATACCTTCTACTATTGTATCAATATAAGTATAATCTCGTAATGAATTACCATCACCATATTTATTTATTGGTTTTTCATTCATAATTGAATTCATAAAATAATATGGGGCCATATCTGGTCTACCACGTGGTCCATAAACTGTAAAAAAACGTAATCCTATTGACTTTAATTTAAATAACTTATAATATAATTCTGCGTGATGCTCGTTTAATTTCTTTGTATTAGCATATACACTTTTAATATTCTCTAGAGTATCTGTTTCACAAAAAGGTATTTTCTTAGCATTACCATAAACAGATGATGATGAAGCATATACAACTAATTCAACATTATTCTTCTTTGCTTGTTGTAATATATTTAAAAAACCACATATGTTTACATCATTATAAATTGCTGGATTTAAAATACTTTGACGAACACCTGCCATAGCAGCTAAATGTATAATTTTATATGGCTTTACTACATTAATAATATTTGTTGTTCTTATATCATCATAAATAAATTCAAAATTTGAATAAGTCATTAATTCTTTTATATTTTTCTCTTTGATTGAAATATCATAATAATCATTTATATTATCAATTCCAACAACAAAATCACCACGATCTAGTAATGATTTTGTTGTATGAAATCCAATAAATCCAGCACATCCTGTAACTAATATTATTTTTGTATGTTGATGGTTTATTTGAGATGTCTGTAGGGTTTGTGCTTTATAGTTTATTGACATTATTATTAAAATAAATAAAATACTTTAGTTTTAATATATTATTTTATATTATATTACATCAATTGGAGAGAAAATAATATCTCTCAAATTTATATTATTATATAAAAAATTTGAATTATTTATTTTTGCTTAATTACAAAATTATTATTACTAAGTAGAACCAAAGCTAACTAGGTTAAAATGAATTTTTATTTAATAATTACTCTATATATTATATATATTATATATATGATATATTTTTGTACTTATAAATAAGACTTATATTTTTTACTTATAAATAAGACTTATATTTCTTCACCAAACGACCAATCTGTTTCTTTTTTATCATCAAGAATAATATTATTTAATCCTTTTTTGAGTTTATTGTATTTATTCTTATAATAGTTCAAGATTTCATTACTATGGATTAGAGAACCTTGCAATTTATAAATTTCTAATTTTAACAGTTTAATTTTTTCATTTAATTCACAAATAAGCTTACTGTTATCATCCATTTTAGATATTAATAATAATAACTTTTTTTATTATTAATTTCTATTATTATTTTTTATTATTATTAAATAAAAATAATCTCTCTCAATTTTACATTATGAAATAAAAAAATTGAGTTATTTATTTTTTATTGAAATAATAAATATAATTTAATAAGCAGAACCAAAGGAACCAATTTTAAAATGCCATCCAAGTCAATCAAGCCAGAGTTGCTCTATTCATTACCCCAAACAGTACTGGGTAATATTTATTCCTTCGATGAAACCTACAAGATTCAAATGAAGAGAGTGTTTGAAGAACTGGACCTCAAGAATGATTTTAGTAACTTTATTACTAGGCGGTACTTCTCAGTGAAGAAGCTGGATGTCAGTCACCCCACTATTAAGACTGCTAAGGTATATTGTGGTACACATAATAAATATTATTATATTGAATTTATGAATAATGAAACATATCAAAATATTAAGGGTAAAAAAGCCCTTCAATATAATGCCGTTTATGAACGTGATTTTGATAATCAATATTTATGCTTTGGGGAACGCGTACTAAATAGAGCATTCATGTTAGTGACAAATAAGAAATTTATTAGTTTAGTAAAAAATTAGTTTGTTTAGTATAGTTTGTACTTTTTTAAAATTTATAATCAGGTATTTTTTATGTATTTTATTTATGGGTTTTTTTATGTATTTAATTTATGGGTTTTTATATGGGTTTTTATATGGGTTTTTATATGGGTTTTTATATGTATTTTTTATAAATAAAAAATGTGTCTCTCTAATTTACACTAATATAATAAAAAATTCAATTATTTATAATATTTATATATAAAATAATAAACTTAAACAGCCTATTCAAAAGTAAAATCAAGATGCCAGTCTATTCATATTGTCTCTCGGAAGTTATGTATCAGTTGCCCCAGAATATTCTTTCCAAGATTTATTTATACGATCCTACTTATAAGATGGAGATGAAAAACGTCTTTGAAGAGTTAAAATTTAAAAGTGCACGCAGGTCCTATTTACAAGGTAAGAATTTGGAGTTATTTGGTGAAGATCAAGTAGATATTCATAATGGAAGTATATCAGATTATGCGTTAAAAAACTTAAACATTATGTATAAAAATACATATTTTGTTTATGATAAACATACATTTAGAAGTTTTAATCTAGAATTTCTACCACTAGAAATATATGATGAAATCATAGTAGAACAATTAAAGAAAAAAATTCATTATTTACATTATGAAACTATTGAATATTTTGTTGGTTTAACAACAAAGCAGTTTCAAATTATGTGTAAAAGTAATAAGTGGATGCTTCCAGATGATTATAAATCATTTATATTTACCAGTATTGAAAAATGGCTGTCTGACCACGATTTAGATTGGATGGATTTACTTAATGACTTACGTTATGTCTCTGGTTATCACTTTCATTATAACGAAAATAATGAAGACACTTATATTGATAAAATATTATTATATGGGTTGGTACATGTAATAGACTTTGATTTATTTAATTTTAATGGGTTTAAATATGCTGTATTACTAAAAAATAATTAGACTATTT